TCTATATTACTTGATAGCACTTCACTGCTACCCATTGCTCCGCTTCTACTTGGTAAACTCATGTGTGTCTCCGTGTCTTTGTACTATTTATCAGGATATCAGATTTTCAGATCAAAAAAAATCCCCACATAAGTGAGGACTTTTTATTAAGTTTGTTTAACTTAGAATGAGACGTCTGCAATAACGTGTCCTGCGATGTCGCCATTTGCTAAGTTGTCTGCACCTTCTACAATCATATTAACTGCCGCACCACTTACTGCGCCAAGTTTTAATACTGAAAGGTTTAAGTTTTGAACTGTGCTAACTAATGCTGTTAATTGAGTTGCTGAAATATTTCCTGATTGTTGAGTGAAACTCTTAAGAAATACGTCTTTACCAATAAACTCACCAGCCGCCGCCGCTCTTCTATCTGCTTGTGCCATTATAATTCTCCTAATATTTTATGTACAAATCTTTGTACGTTAATAGTATTTATCAAAATAGTCATAAAAAAAGGCAGTATAAACTGCCTTCTTTTGTAAAAACTAAGTCTTAACTAAATGTTACTACTAATGTTGCACCTGTGAATGAAGGTGTTGCGCCTGCGCCTTGTACAGCAATGTGACATCCGTCACTTGCTACGTCATCTTCGATCGCTACAACAACAAAACCTTCGTTTTGTGCTTCTGCTGTTACGTCTGCAACTGATTTAACTGATACGTCAGTAACTGCCATTATGTGAGTAGTTCCTACGAATCCGTTTGCCGCTCTAACTGCCGCGTTTGGGTTTGCTTGTGCCATTATATTCTCCTAATAATTATAGAGTATTATATACTCCGTTACTTTTATTTATCATTTTAATGAACTTTTTTAATTTCTATTTAGGTCTAAATGTGTTTGTACTTTTAAACGTATCATAAGCATCAGGAGATTTAAAGAAGTTATAACTGCCTCTAGCAGGTGCAGTAACCGGATCAACTACCTTGGAAACCGCATTTATTCCTTTGCCGAGTGCTTTTTGAACCTTTTTACCTCCGGGAATAGTATTAGCCGCCCAGTTGCCTACTGCCTTTGCCCCTTGGCTAAATTTACCTGAGGGCTTGTCAGTACTTTGTTTTCTATCAGAGCCGTCTTTTCTATAAAGGTACTTGCCTCTGCCTACACCAAGATTACCAGTATCAGAAGGATTTGTTACCCCGCCTTTAATCGCTGATGCAAACCGTTTTGCTTGGGCATCAAAATCTCTAAGTGCCACTGGATCAAGATTTCTTTTTCTTAGATTAGATCTTGCTAATTCGTATGCAGAATCAACAGTACCGGTAACATTAAATGCATTTCTAAAAGCATCTGCAAGTGCTTGAGATTCTGGAGAATCAATACCTTTTAGAGCTCGGAATTCGTTATCAGCGGCTCGTTTTTGCTCTGCTTGTTCTTTAGGCGTAAGATCAGCCCAAGTTTCGAATATAATTTCTTTTATAATCATTGCTTTTTTCTTCCACTAGCCCAGTAACCTGCTACTGCGCCTATTCCTGTACCGTACTTTTTATATTTATCAATATCTTTACCTAATTTTTTTGCAACTTTTTTACCTAAATATCTACCTGCGGCCGCACCTGCTACTGTGCCTACTGCTCTTTTTGTTAAACTTGTTTTAGGTTCTTGATACTTAGAAGGATTATATCCTCTATATTTTGCCATAGTGCTTAAAGGACTTACCATTTCACTGCCTCTACCTAATCTACGGTACTCCTGTAATAATCTTGATACTACTAATTGCTTAGATGAGTATTTTAAATTACTCCAGTCTGAAATTAATCTTCTCCATTGTTTATACTTAGAATCTGTTATTTTAAGTTGGCTTTCTAATCGCATAAAGTAAGAATTAAATTCAGAACCTTTTATAGAAGATGTTTTAAGTTTCATAAAAAACATATAATGTTTTCTATTATCAAAATTTAATTTCTTTAAGTACTGTTTACTAGTAATAGGATTTTTAAGTGTAATGCTTCTAGTATCAGGATTTTTTAGGACATGTCCCAATAAATATAAATCTGTTGCGTGACTTCTAAACAATGTGTAAGGCCCGTATTGTACTGTTTGTTTCACATATTCTTTTGCATAATCATATTGTTTATCATCATTTAACATCATATATGTACTTATAGATGTTAGGTAAAATAACTTCGCTACATCCTCACCTGTAAGAGCATTAAAGTTTCTAGAAGTCCTATATAGTCTGGCTTCTGATATTTCTTGATTAACTAATTTTAAATTCATTTTAGTTTCAGGTATATATGCTGGCAAACTTGTAGTGCCTGTCTTTCTTGCTTTTGCTACCCTATTGTTACCATCTAAAACTGTATGCCCATTTTGATGTACTATAAGAGGTTTACTTAAATCTGTTTGCATATAATAATCCGTATTAGGATCAACTGCTCTATTAAAAACATCATCTGTATCTTCATCATCTTTAACAGCACCCGTAGGTTGTTGTAAATTACTAACATTTACTGTTGCTAATTTCCAATTATTGTTTATAATATATTGATTCATTGGTGCTTCAGGACTGGCGCCGCCATTGTCCCAAGCATGTGCTTTAGCCATTGTATTGTATAAATCTAGACCCTTCATTTTCCTGGCATTCCTGTACCGAAGTTTAGTCTACTAAACTCTAATCTATCTACTAGTTTCAATGCATTTCCCATTCTATCAACTGCTACAAATCCTTCTTCGCCTGTTACCTCATATCCATTATCAGTTTCTTTAAATGTAGGTAATTGTCTAATTGTTTCTAATTTTTTTACTATAAGTATTTTAGAATGTATAATTTTTAAATATAAATCATATACACTAACAATACTAGGCACATGCTCTTTTATAAACTTAACGCCTTGTACTAACTTGTCGTTCATCTCATCTTGCTTTGCCTGTGTCTTATATCCATCTATTTTCTTTTGCATAAATGTAATATATTTTTGTACAAATCCTTGTGCAAATGCTGTAGGCTCGTCAAATGCTCCTGCTCTAATATTGTTATTAACATGAGCCTTTAATTGTTGTAGGAAGTCTTTACCTATTAAATCGTTACCTTGTTCTAACCATTTAAATGTATTACTATCTATATTTTTAAGATACATATCTGCTTCTTTAATAGCACTCATAACTTCTTCACTTTCGTTATTTGTTAAAGTTACGACTCCGGAAAAGTCTTTAATTAAGGCATCTCTATGCCATACTTTAGAACTTTGACCTAGTACCTTACTATCAAAGCCATACTTAGCCCTAGTATCGGCTAATGTAGGCCCTCCTACATACTCTGTATGCCATACTATACCAATGTCTGCACTAGTAACTTGCTTTGCTAAATCACTATTTGTAGGTACGGCATAAACAATAGTATTAGGTTTGAATATAATAACTTCATCTCCGTCTATATTTGTTTTCTGTAAATCTTCTTTAGAAAACAACATATCACCTTGTGCAACTGTATTCCAATTTAATGTACTAAGAGTTTTCAAAGCAACTTTTAATTTTTGTTGTAACCCTTCACCAGGATGATTTTCTTCTATATCTTTTTCTGTAAAGTTTATTTTAGGTTTAAGTGCAAATACACCTTTAGTACCTACAAAAAATTTACCTGTTTCTGGATCTCTACCTGCTATAATGGCAGGTGCTCCGTCCCATTTAGTTGTCATACTTACAGGACTTTCTGAGTTGCCTTCTAACATTTCGTGTAAACTGAATAGATAATCAATTGCTTCTTTGGCACCCTGATAACCTTTATTAAAAATATTATCTTCTAAATGCTCTAAGTGAGTATTTTTATTTTCTGCTTCTAATATAATTTCTTTAACGAAACTAGTTGAGATATCTGAAAATTTCATTTATCTTATTTCTTATCTTGTTTTTTATGATATCCTACAACTAATTTAGCGGGACTAATAGGATATGTAGTATTTTTTTCTTTACTTTTAACTTGTACAGTTTGTTTCTTTTTTGTTAAACTCTTAAAATCCTTTCCTGTATATCTATCTTGTAGTATAACATCAACAGGTTGTCCTTTTTTATTAATAAAATGCATCTCTAAATTTTTAGGATAAATTGTATCATCTGCCATTTGTCCAAATGCTGAACCAATAGCTCTACCTATTTTATTACCAAATCCAACATCTCCGCCGGCCTTTACATCAGAACCTATACCTCCTAAAAATCCACTGCCAAATTTACTTTTAGGTTTGTCATTTACATTTGGGCTTTTAAAATTTTTGCTACCACGGCCTTTTCCAAACATATTTTTAAATCTTGTTTTTAATGCTGGTTCCATTTGGCCGCCTTTTTTAATAATCCCTGCGGCACTTAAAACTTCCCATTCTTCTCTAGAACCTTGATCTAGGTAATCACCTTTTTTAGGTTCTAGTGTACCATTTCCTAAAGGACCTGGTTTTTCTACCCGAAATGATTGAGAAGTTTCTGACCATACATATATTCCACCCTCATGGTTAATGATATCTCCATCGTTTATAAGTTTGGATTCTATTAAAGGAAATGTATTTGTACTATTAAGTACTTCTTTAATTAGCATGGTCTTCTCTCTGAGATTCTTTTATAACTTTTTTAATACCTCTGGAGAATTTTTTGACATCTCTGCCTCTTATACTGTTAATTAGTCTATTAGTTAGATCTTTAGCAGTTTTTTCATCATAATTTAATTCTATTTGTTCTATTAAATTAATCGCACTGGTAATTACATGTTCACCTCTATTAGATGTGACATGATTTCTATCTCGATCGACAGAAATTTGATTAAGTTCTTCTAATATACTTTTAGCCTTAGGCATAATGTCTCCAAAAATATTGTATAATGCTATTTATCATTATAAGTCATTCTTTTTGAGGAACTCACGCATGTTCATGGCTTGTCCTATCGTGTCTTTTTGTTCAGGTGCATCTGCTTTTATAGAATTACCTCTTTTTAGTTGATCTACTAAACTAGTTGCAGTCATTGTATCTGCATCTTCGTCGCCTTCTTGTAAATCTTCAATACGCAATGTGTCAGGATCAAATCTTAAATCTACTTTTGTACCTACACCACTACTAGATCTTGTTTTCATAAACTGTATCTGATATCTACCTTTTTCTCGCATAGCATTGCTTGTAAAAATACCCACAACATTATCTGCTGTTTGTATTTTACTAATACCACCTGCAATATGATGATGATCAAATTCTATTTCTTCTACTGCCCCTCTGTTTAACTGGGAGGCTGTAACAAATAATAAGTCTTTCTCCATTGCTAAGTTACGCAATTCCTCAGATACATATTTGTCTTTAATAAACAAATCACTGCCACTTACTTTAGCACTTATGGGCATCATTAAATCTAAGTAGTCTACTAATAAACAATCTACTTTTTCGCCACAGGATATTTCATACTCTCGTAAAAATACTCTTATATCATTTACATTAACACCATTAGGCATTTGTTTTACTCTTAATTTACCTGCACCTTTGGACTTCATACGAACCTTTAAATCCACATCATCTATATTACGCATTACTTCTTTTGTGCCATAGCCAGATACCATACTATCTAGTCTCATACTAATAAGTTGCTCACTGAGCTCCAAACTAATATATACTGCATTCATACCTGCTAAGGCCCAATTAACAGCAAAATTCTGTAAAAATAAACTCTTACCTGCTCCTGAACCACCAGCAAAAATAGTCATCTCACCTCGGTTCATTCCGCCATATAGTTTGTGATCTATACCTTTCCAGCCTGTACTAATTGCACCTGCTTGATCTTTAATCCATTGTAATCTTTCTTTGGGATTTTCAAAGTATTCTAATCCTAAATCCTTTACAAGTCCTACTTGGCTGGCTTCTTTAATTTTATTTTCCACAGTTCCATAGTCTTGATTTTCTAATAAGTCTGTGCTTTCAATAATTGCTTTTTCTAGTGCCTTGTGCCTACAAAATGTTTCAAATTCATTCATAAACCATTCATGATGATCAGAGGTTACATCAGGAATAGGATCTAATTGTATTCCTGCTACCGCACTAACCTGTTCTGGTGTTGGGATAGCATTAAAATCCGTACTATGAGATACAAATAGTTCTACTGCTTTTCTATACTTCATATTAAAGTATGCAGGATTTACAATGTTCTGACATCTTGCAAATAAGTCAGGATCGCTTAATAAGAATCTTAAAAATAATTCTTGTGTTTCTTCGTTGTATTGTTTTATATCTGCCATCTTTCCTTTATCTCATTGTATATATATCTAAAAATTAAGTCATGTCCTACTTCGTTTGGATGACCGTCAGTTGGACTTTCTTCATTACCTTTTGCTATATCTGTTAAAAACCTATGACATATTATAGATTCGTCTATCATTTTATATAATTCCTTACAAAAAACATTATTAGATATACTTTGCCTAGACTCTTTAAAGTGAAACCTTGGCATGCATCTTGCTGATAGTCCTACTTGTAAAAGTTTTATTCCTTTCTGTTTGCAATATGTTTGTAATAATATAATGTTTTTAAAATATTTAATTATTTCAGTTAAATCTGATTCCACTATCCCCTTGTACTGATCAAATATTTTTCTTTCCGTTGTTGTATCTAACATAATTTTATTTAGATCTTCTTTAGTGTAGTCAGTTATACTTATATCATATAAGACATCTTCCATTGTGGTTACATATCCTATCCATAATTTATTTTTAATGTTAAACCATTCCCCTCTATTAGGCGTAGGATGTTGTACTACTAAAATTGTATTATTTAAATCTATTCCTTTATTCTTTTCAAAGTATTCTATACTTGTTCTTACTACTCTGTCGTTAGATGCTCCTTCCACTGCTAGATTAACAACCTTTGTAATCTCTTTCATATCTTTAAAGAGACTAGGCCATACCCAACTAGGCGCCTGATTATTAACTGAATCCTTATGCCCATAAGTAAAACTACAACCGTTTGCTACTATTTTCATTTAATGCCCACCAAAATTTACGCCTAAAAACCAACCTAATCCAATAAAAAGTGGTCCTAATATTAATAAATCTACAATCCAATGTAAAGCAATAGATAAAGTTACAATTTCCTTCCAATGTAATTTACAAATATTTTTCCAATGATCTATCTTTTCTTTCATATCATTTTTGCCTTAACTTCTATCTTAAGTTTATTACCTGTAGCATGTTTAATAATACTACTTACGGTTGCTAATCTACCATACATATTTACAGCATCTGCGGCATCTTTACAATCAACATGCCAAGGCGGGAAACTTACTTCCCACCCTAGTTCAGCGGCCTGCAACATTAAGTCTACACCTGCTTGGTCTCTGTCAGGGCATACTATTATTCTTTTGCCTAATTTCTCTATTAGATGTGCTTGTTCAGGCCCTACACTATTACCTTGTATAGCAATACCATCAACCATTATAGCATCAAAAACTCCTTCTGTCACTATAACTATTTCTCTTTCTGTATCAGCAAACTTATCTACATTAAAAACATAACCCGGTTGCATATTGTGTAGATACTTAGGTGTTGTCTTATCAGGGGGAGCAATATGTCTTGCTGTCCAACCTACTAATTCTCCATTATAAGTAAAAGGGACTACTAGTCGTTGCTTATATAAATTTTCATTAAAATATAGCAATGGATATAGACCAAGTAGTCCTCTTTGTTCTGCATAAAGTCTTACAGGATGATCTACTTTTAAATCTTCTACTGTGGAAACTTTTTTAGGTAATTCTATTGTATTAAATTTTGCTATTGTATATACATAGTCTGACGTGCTTTCAACTTCTAAATCTTCTGTGTATTTTAACAATTCAATTGTGACTTTGTGTACATCTTCTTCAGTTGCACCCAATCTAGTTGCTAAGTCTTTAAACTTTTTACCTAAGGTAGGGTTAGGTTCCCAACCAGTGGTAAAGCCACAATTAAAACAATTAAAGGATATTTTTGCACCAGTACTTATTAAACCACCTCGTCTTCTTTTATCAGAACACATAGGGCAGTTCATTGTGTGCCAACCACTAGGAGTTTTGCTTGTTTTTACAGGCAAATTATCTAAAAGGAGGCGGTGTACACTCTCAACTAAAAAGTCTATATCCATAGTATTATTATACAGGATATAATGTTAAAAGTCAACTAGTTTCTTACTTGTACTTGGCTTATGTTACCGGAAGTAGGTGTATATAAAACTCTAATCCAGTTTGCATTAATTGTATAATTACGAGATACAATGGTACTACTACTAGATAAGGCAATATTACTTTCTAAAGTAACCCAATCTGTACTTAAATTATTTGTACTTGGTACACTTTCTACTAAACTAGCCTGTACATCTAAAGTTCCTGTATAAGCATCTGGATATATTGCTAAACTATGTAATG